CGGGAGCAGAAACTCTTTCAAAGTCTGCCATCGTGGGCGCGGCATACTGCTGAGCAGTAACATCACGCACTGGCCCCATTCGGGCAGCGGCAGCCTGCGCTGCGGCAACGCTCGGCAAACCCGCCATTTGAGCGGCTTGAACACGCTCTGAAGAAATATCACGTGGGGCTTCCATCCCAACAGCGCCATAATCACGTGCAGAGACTTGTTGTGGTCCCCGCATTTGATACTGTTGCAAAGCCTGCTGCTGGATACGCTCAAAGTCAGATGGAGCCGTAACATCTCGCGGCCCCTGCATTTGCAGGCGTTCAAGTTCTTGCGCTCTTACGTCCCCCGGACCTTCCATCTGGAACGATGTAGTAGGGGCAGCACCTACGCGCTCAAATTCGGTCTGCATCCTCTGAAATTCAGGGGAATTGTAAAAGTTTTGAGCAGCGGCAGGATCGTACCGCGAGAGCCGCGAAGCATCGACACCTGCAAGACCAGCAAGACCCGTTGCCTGCCTGATTTGATCAGCAGTCTGCATTCCAGCGATGTTCTGGAATGCCTGTCTTTGAAGTGGGCTGAAATCTTCTAGGCGCTGAATAGGCTCCATAACCGGACGGCCTTGCGCGTCCAGTACAGGGTTACCTTTAGCGTCTAACTTTGGCCTTGCGTAAGGCTGATAGCCTTGGTTGGAAAGAAATTGTGCTTTCCCTAGCAATTCCATCGCATAGGGTTTCATCCACTCCGGAATGTTCGAAGTGGTTTGTATTTGTTCACTAATTTGAGGAGTAGCCATTATCGCTCCCGATTATGCAGGCATGTATTTGTCGGCTTTTACTTCGGGGGCTTGTCTAGTCTTGCCCGTCCGTGCCTGACGAATACGATCCATCATTGCGTAAAGTTTCTTGGCTCCCGCTTTAGTTGAGCCATTACCGAGATGCGATACCACATCAGCCGGGATGACGAACTCGCCATCTGCCAACGCAGCACGTTGTACACCCTTACCGCGAATTACCGCAGGGATGCTGTCGGACATCCCGTCGCCGGGACCATCTAACAACTTACCACCAGCCTTGTACTCGGGCATACCGCCTTGAGCAAAGCCAAAATTGTAGTCCTCACCCACAGCAGCGCCGTAGGGATTAGGAGGCGTGGGCAAACCACCCGCTTGCATAGCGCGGATACGGCCACCTTTACGTGCAGGTAGTACGTCTTCTTCAATCGTAATTACACCCCTACGACTGCCACTACCAAATCCGCCACCGCCTCCTGCTCCGCCGCCTACACCCGCACCGCCACGGCCTTCGCCGCCACGGTTTTCTCTGCGAGAAGTACGACCTTCGTTTTCTTTATCTTGTTTTTCCTTGTCTTTTGCAGCCTGCTCTTGCTTGGCCTTTTCTTCCTCAAGTTGAGCGCGAACAGCCTCTTCAATCTCAAGCTGCTGTGCTTCGGTCAAACCTTCAGGTGTTGCAAAGAACTTTTTGATGTTTGGAGTTAGTTTGTCCCACGCCCAAGTGCCAAGCATACCGGCACCGGTAAGACCAATAGCCGTGCCGACAAGACCGTACGGATCACGGAAGCGTTTATCAAACCACTCCATGAACTTGCCCTTGGCTTTATCAAGAAGGCTGTCATCGTCTTCCTTCTCGGCGTCTTCAACGTCGTCCTGATTCTCATCAGCATCGCCTTCGTCTTTGCCCGTACCCGGAGGACCGCCGCCGGTCTTGGGGCCAGTACCGCCTGTACCCGTTCCAGTACCACCCGTACCCGTTCCAGTACCGCCGCCAATAACGCCCGTACCACCACCAGAACCACTACCGGTTCCAGTGCCACCTCCAGTCTCACGACCACCTCGACCACCACCGGGTTCGTTCTTGTCGCCCTTATCACCTTTATCGCCACCGGTACCGCCTGTGCCGCCCGTACCTCCACCCGTACCGCCAGTAATACCACCCGGCGGGAACACCATAAACTCAGGCTGCCGTGCCCGACGGCTAAGTTGGTCTAAATAGTCCATCGTCGGCTTGGTATCAACCGGAGCCGGGGGCGGAGCATTCAGCATATCCACATACCGCTGCCGCTGAGCAGCAAACGGGTTCGGAGGACCGTCTTGAGGTAATGTCAACGGAGAAGGCGGTGACGGCTCCGGAGGCGGAGGTGGGTTAGTCACCGGCACAGCGGGCTGAGCGAATGGACTAGGAGGCGGAGGTCGGTTAGCCACCGGCTCAGTGGGCTGAGCAAACGGATTAGGCGGAGGCGGTGCAACGCCTACCGGAGGTCTGTCCTCCTCATCCTCTACCGGACCGCCGTCAGCAAACTGCTGCTCACCCGTATACGGATTGACGTTCGGTTCGTAATTTCCAATGATTTCTTGCGGCTGCGGCGCACTGCCAGCCTGCATAGCAGGATACGGCGTACCTGTTACGGTTGATAAAGGATAGTTTTGATTGGGATAAGGGAACGTCGCGTTCTGATGCGGAATCGAACGCTGCTGATTCATGTTCTGATCAGGTGCTTGGACAGGGCCGCCCGTCGCATATCCCGGTGCCATCGCATATGGGTTGTACGGCACAAGACCTTGTTTAGTCTTTTTGTAGTACTTACCCGGTAAGAAATAGCCGTGCTCCCGGCCATACCCATACATTGGATTGAATCCGCCCGGTATATACACGGTGTCATCACCGGAATAGCCAGAAGGCATTTCGTACTCAGGCGTAAGGGCGTCAGAAACGCCCATCAATGTTGCATACTTTGCCGCGCTTTGACCGAGATTAGATTGGAAACCACCACCCAACCGATCAATAAATGCTCCGCGAGATTGCGGAGACTGCACGAGAGACATGATTCCTTCGCCCACACCCCTCATACCCGTGCCAGCAATGTTGGCTGCTCGGCCTGTGGATAAATCCATTGGTGTCGGCGTACCCTTGAAGACGTTAGCCGACTTGGTGAAATCAAGTATCTGATCAGGCGTGGTAGCGCCCGTGGCAATAGCCTGACGACCGATGTCTAGATCGCCGACAGTAGGCGTACCCTTGAAGACGTTGGCAGACTTAAAGTAGTCAAGGCCATCAGTCTCGGTACCGGTGGGGTTATAAACGGGTCTAGCTCCAATCGTCTGCTTGGCAGCCTCTACAGCCTGATTCGTTTTGGTAAGTTCCTCGGCAGAAAGCCTTTCAGGTTCCATACCTGCGCCGACGGAAGCGCCCTGCAACGACTGAGCAAGGTTGGCACCGCTATAGGCTCCGATGCCTGCCATCAAGCCTTTCTTTAGATCGCCCTCAATTAAACCAGTAACACCGCCAACCAGCAGCCCCGTGCCAAGCGTACTGGCAGCCGTGCCAGACAACCCAAAAAACTTACCAATCGCCCCGCCTACTCCCGGCGCGACAGTATTAAGGACCGCGCCTGCAATCATGGGCAGGAACTTCTTAAGGATATTGGCTTCGTAAAGCCCCGTATCGGGGTTGATGGTTAGTTCACCGCCGTGCGCCATCGCAAGAGCCTGAAGCCCTTGGACCTCCTCGGGAGCCATGTGAACAAGCACGGAATCACCGTTCCGGCCACGGGAAGCAAGAAGGGAGGCTAAGCCTGCCTCGGGCGCGTCGTTATACATAATCCCCCCACGGGGTTAAATTTGTACAGATGGTATCACTCATTGGCTTCGTAGTTCGATACCCAAGTGACGGTCAGGATGATGGACGGAATAGCCGGGATATTCCCACTTGCCGCCACATACGGGATGATCACGTTAGTATCGGAAGATTGCCAAGCCAACTCAAAGTAGTCGTTGGCTTCTAGCACAAGCACAAAGTTCCAAGCCGCCACGATCTCGTTGTTGGGACCGTCGATGACAATCTTAGTAGCCGAATCCGGTAGGTTGATCCCATTAATACGGGGCCAGATATAGACCGCACTAGCCGAGCCGCCAGTCTTGTCCAACTGAGCCGAGAACTGAAAGTTATAGATACCCGTCTGGGCAACAAATATTCTAGATGTGGGTACACCACGAATGACGGCTTGCTGAGTAACAACCGAGTTATAAGTAAATAAGTTGACGGCATCGGCTACCGGATTCGTCTGCGTCGTAGTGTCAAAGTACGAAGCGTGTGCGGTCGGGGAATTAACCCGATTAGCGATTTGGCTAAAAAACAAACGCAGGATGTTGGTTAACTGATCCTGATATCGAACTTGATAATCAGTCGGAGCAACCGGCAAGTTTGGCGGCACTACACCGCGAGCGACGGTCATCGACGCCCGTCCGGTTTGACATCGATACGCATCATGCCCATCTGCCACGCCACACCGAGATCAGTTGAGTCCACACGGAACGCCATCTGACGACCACGCACTCGGGTATAGACCTGACCAGTGTACTGTTGAATCGGGATTACCGATGTTCGGGTAACGGTCGGCGTATCGGCAGCGGTGTAGTTACTGCCTGAATTCTGACGAGGTTTAACGGTCAGCGTTACAGACGGATTGGCCCCACTTGATCCCGTGAAGTTTAAGTCGGGTAGGATGCGCCAGACGTAGCCAAAGTTCTGACCGTCTTGGATGTCAAAATCTGACGACTCAATAAACGCTTCAATCGGCACAGGCGGATTGACCGACGCATCATCGTTGCCAACTTCATGCAACAAGATTTGATTTGGAATCTTGAGACTGACAACGGTGTACTGAGTATGAGACGCAGCCACGGTAGAGTTCGCGCCACGTACGCATCCAGTAAGAGTATTGTTAACGATGTTGGCGTATGTGATTTGCTCAGAATCAATCGTAACCGTACCGCTTAACGGGTACGTTGCAGCATCTACCAAGGCAATAGTCGTAATGGATGAATCAATCGACGTAGCTAGATACGAAGTCTGAATAGAGAACGCTGCGATTGGGTAGTTACGCTGGGTATGCTCGGACCACGCCGTGCGATTGATATTGCCGTAATACCAAATACGCTCAAGATAGTTATAGATCACATAGCGATCATTAATAAAACTATTGGCTGACGGGTAGAACCACCAGACTTCATTGAAGCCCTCGTTACTGCCCGTGCAAACTTGATCAAGTTGATCGTAGTTAATGTCGTTATAGACAAACTGACGAAGGGTGCAAGGCAGCGTTTCTACGCGACCCGTATACATGAAGAACTTGTCACGACCCATCCAATACGTGACGTTATTGACCGTTTGCGCTGCATTCTGCGAAGCAATAGAAATATCTTGATCTAACAGTACAAAGTTCCACACGAACGGCGGTCCAATGTACTGCATAGAGAAGATGGCGGTATCAGTCCAAATTAGAATTTCCTGACGAGTATTCTGCGTAGCTACGATAAACGAGCCGTGAGACAGAGTTTGCTCACCAGACTGATTAGTAACTTCAGGCACCCACTCGTACGGATTACCTTGATCTGACCAACGTACAAGAAGCGGATTAAATACCGTGTTGAAATTAGTCGGGTCGTACGGGGTCGAACCCATACAAATCGTGAATTCGTTTACGGGCGAGTCGATGATGACATTAGTTTCATTGGGAACATGACGCCCCGCAAAACTAAAAGAGACGGCGGAAGCCGTAAGAGTGGCCGTGACTGCCGCCGAAAGCGTAACGGAAGTTGAACCTGTCCAAGCGGCAGTTACAAAAGTACCCGTTGGAATGCCCGTACCTGATACAACAGAACCTGTGTTAATGCCTGTGGCGTCAGCCACCACAATAGCGGCAGCGCCAGAAGCAGCCGTAGCCGTAGTCGCTGTTTTTTCTACCGTGTTGGCTTTGTCTTCAAGCGATACCGCTCGTGCCCACGTAGTAGTGTCTTTAGTCCAGAAATAAACTTCACCGCTACGCTCAGCAAATATCAGGTCATCGCCGTAGTTAAACATCGACCAGAGCCGCATCGGGATGCCAGCAGGAGATGCTGAACCCCAACCACCACTACCCCACGGAGGACCGCCCCAGCCAACTTGGGTGGTATAGACAGCATTACCTGCATCAATATCGTATTGAGCAACGACTAAAGAGCCGCCACCCGTAGCCGTCGAACCAGCCGCAGTGGGTGAATAAATGACATACGAATTGGCGCTTGGGACTGAAGCAACCTCAAACGCACCGTTTAAAGTCAGGCTACCAACCGCCGTAGCACCTGAAAAAGTGACGTACGTACCGATAGACGTACCATGTGCAGTGGCTCCAACTTCAACAGCTTTACTGCCTGCCACCGTACTAAACGGATTAGCAGAAAGAGTTACAGATGATGCGAGTGGGGTAATGTCGTAAAACTCACCGCCCAGTTCTACGTAGACTTTCTGATTAGTACCAACGCCAAGAAGATTCTGACCAACAACCGTTACCCAGTTCCAGAGATACCGGGCTACACCTTTGTACGTATAGGCAAAATTAATGTTCTGCCAGCCGCCCAGTTTTTCAGCGTAGCCGGATCGAAAACGCACCTTGTCGGATGCGAAGAAGCCGCCCTCGTTGGCGTAGCTGGTTGATTCGCGGTTAACGCCGGGGCGTAGTTCTAGTTTCTGAAGTGGCATTAGACAACCCCTGACAGGTACAACGCCCGTTCGTCGTTGCGCCTTTTTACCAATCCCGGCAGTACTTTACCACCCGCCTTCGTCCATTTCAGGAACTCGTCAGCCGCCTCTTCAAACTCGCCCCGGTTAGTCTTCATCCGAAGGGAAGAGCGTTGGAGATTGCCAAGGCCCACGTTGAAGGCAAAAGATACGAGAGCATCAAAGACTCCCTGATTGCCAACAGCAGCAGGGCAAAGTCGAACCACACCACGCTCAAACCGGCCAAGGTCTTGAGCAAGTATCCGGTCCACCTCGTCCATCGTGAGAACCCGGTCCCAGCCTGCGGGTATCGGTAGATGCCGCCGCTCCTCATACTTCACCGCCGTGTGAGTCGGTTCAATCACGTGGCCCACGCCCACCGTCCACAAAAGCGCCGGGCAGCGGTAAGGTTTAGTCCTCACCCCTTCGTGGTGCTTGATCATCTGAATGGCGGCAGGGCTGACTTTCACTTCTTGCCAAAAGCCTGTGTCCCGAACCAGAAGGCGATGATGGAAGACAGAATCAGCATCTCGTCATCCGAGAACACCTCTGCCATCGCAGCAGCAAACGGCACACCCGTGTTGTAGGCGTACCAGACTCCAGCGATGTTGATGGCAACAAGTTCCAACACGAAGATATACGTCACAACCGGACGGACACTAGCGCGGAGGTTGATCATCCACTGACTCGCGCCTTTTCCGATTTCCATGTCGTGCTGGTACAGGGCTTGGCGTTCCTCACCTGCCGTCTGAGTTTGAATCTGCTCCAGCTTGATTTCTTCTACCCGTGCCTGAGCAATGAAGCCGCGTTCGGCCAAAGCCAACTCGCGCTCCTTCTGAGCAGCGACAAGGGCCAACTCATGCTTTTTATCCTGCCGGTCTTGGAAGATTTGCAGGATCTTGG